TTGATCCAACGCTAAAGTTCGCAACACCTTCAAGCTTAAGCTTATACCTCGAAGTATTTCCGTATTTCAGGATAGCCAGCGCTTCCTCGCAGCAAGCCTGTTTCACATCCTCAGGAACCGCACTTTGTGTATAAGTAGATCCGTTCGCCTTAGTATAGACCCTTGGAAACTGATTGACTTGCGTGCTAACTACTTTCTTGCCCGCTAAATTCAGCCCATCGATCTTCCTGGTAGCCTCACACAAGCACGGCAACTTTGGCGCTGAATAAGGATCCACACCGCCAGTCAAAAAAGCAGCACCATGGTCACTATACGCCGTATTTCCGTATTTGATTACATCGCTTAACAAGGCCATAACCGCAGGCGTAGCCAGCATCAAAGTTCTTATTTGATAAGTTGCGCTTCCGCCAGACGCCATTTGTATCAAAATATGATTGCCCGTAACCACAATTGTTAAAGCGCCGCCAGGTCCAGTCCCTGTTTCACATTCAACGCTCACCGTATTACCCGCAATGCCCGGACTTTTCGCAACAAAAGTCAGCCTTTCAGCCAACGGCAGTGCCAAACCCGTTGTAAGCTGCGCAGTAGCTCCCGGTGTGGTAAAATTCCATTCGCTGCAATACATGTGGTTATCTGTTGCATCGAAATAATCATTCGACTCCAATACGCTTGCATAAGGCACTGTATCCGCTATGGTCATGCTGAAACAACCCCAATCTCATATGTAGTGTGATCGCCCGCCACCGCATCCTGGACACTTATTACAACCTTTGTAAAGGCACCCTCCATATTTAGCCAATGTGGGTCATTGTCGGGCTCGACAATATTGTCGACATAAGTAACCTGCATATCATTAACATAAAATTCAATTAATACATTTAATGAATTTGTGCTTCCAGTATTCTTAACAACCACGGACTGTCTTCTACTACCTGAAAGTCCAACAGTTTTTACAGCAGTCATAACGCTGCTTGTAGTCGGCAAATCTAAAGCTCCAGGTGTCCAAATCGTATTTGGAAACGCACCATTCCCAATAAGCGTATTGTATTGCTCTTCTGTTATTATTCCGGTTTGCCAGGCTTCCAATAAAGAAATAGAAGGCATTTTATAGCCCTCTATTTTTCAATCAGATACAGGAATGCAGTTCCGGCAATAGTAGACCCATCATAATCTATGTGGATCTTGCCCTTATCGGTCACTGTATTCTGAATCTTAAAACGCGCGGTTTCTAATGGCCCGCACAGAACTTCTTGTGCTCCACCAGTTAGGCTCAGTACCAGATCGCCTAGTCCACTTCTAAAGCCATCTCCTGCCTTGATAGTTATGCTATCAGCAGCGGTAGCCGCGCTAATAGAAAATCTAAGCATCAAGGCCTTATGATCAGCCTGAGCTACATCAGCAACGCTAATCTCAGCATCATCAGCCTTATCAATAGCGACGCCAACATCTTCATTCTGGAACGTATTCCAAGCAACGTCATTTCCCGTTAAAACATCTCTTACCATTTTAAATCACCTAAGTTGTGGCCCTTGCAGTCAGCAAAGCAAGTGCAACAGGTCTTACAACCTTAGCGCCATAAACATGTAAGCCTTTAACGGCATCGCTCATTCTGCGCTCTGGCCTGTAAGCCTCGACCTTGCTTACAGAATCTGCAAACGTAGTCGCTATGCCAGATCCAGCCACAATCTTGTAGTTGATCTTACCGGCATCTCCGCCAGTTCCAGCTGCCGTCGGAACATTATTAGATTCCAAGACAGTGAATCCAGCAGCCTGCTTTACAACACCATTAGTTAGAATATTTCCAGACAGAGCCGGACTCTGAGTAAATCTCTCATCCAAAGCAAGCTTCTCGCTAAACCAAGGAGGTACAATAATCCAGCGGCCTTCTCTCGGAACATCAGCATCGGACAGCATTGTGCCCATCTGAAGCATATATTCATAGGCGGTGTTTAGGGCAGTTGTATCAGGAACCTTGCCAGCAGTATCAGATCCGATCTTGTTATCATCAGCAACGCCAGCAACCATTGTGGCAGCTACAAACTGGTCCGCAACATTAGCCAGATTGTAAGCACTTTGTCTCATTGCCCCGTCCATTATATTATTGGACATTTGAGCCCTGCTTACATCATCAATTGCAAAGTTAAAATACTTGCTTTCTGTAGCCACTAATGTAGTCTGAGCATCATTAAGTGCTTCAGGCAGTGCAATATCAGTGTCCTTAGTATAATCCCCAATGGTAATGTCACCAATGGAAGTTATTTTAACTGTGGAACCTTTGCCAGCAAGTTCGCCTTCGTAGTCTCTATTAATTACTCCATTCTGCCCGTAAACCAAACTCTTTTGTAGGTTTTCAAGCAGTCTTGCACTCCAAACAGTGCCAATAAATCCTTCAATAGTCATGTAAATTACTCACTCGCTACGCTCGCTCGTAATTTCGAGCAAACACGTTTCATTTGATTTGTCCGGAAGCTAACTGCTTCTGTATATTTGTCCAGTCCTGATTAATTTGTTCCGGCTTCATACTTTCTATTTCAGCCTTAGTATATATGTGAGGAGCGGCGTTACCCCCGACTGGACTACTTGATCCACCTACGTTTGGTCCGGGTCCAATACCCGTTAATAGAGCCTCAGCACTTGCTTTTATAGTTGCTTCATCGGAGCCTTGAACAAAACCAATTAGACTAGCTGGCAACTTCACCTCAGATGCTACTTTAGCTTTAAGTGCATCCAAAATGTTTTTGCTATCCCTGCTTTTATATTCAGCTAGTTCTGTTCTAACTGCTTGTTCTTCTTCGTTATGCCTAGCAAGCCTTTCGCTGACAATCCTGTCAACTTCAGCTTGAGTAAATACTTTATCACTTGTCATTTATAAAACCAACTTTATGGAAGTCGTCACCATAAAAAACTATTAATCAAACTAACGATTTAAAAAAGTTTTACGTTATTATAGGCTCGACATCTTCCGAAAACACTTCGCTGTCTTCATCAGCCACGCTAATTAAGACGCACCTGCAATTTGGATGGAGTCCCGGACACATTACGCCACCACTAAACATTTCATTGATACCTACAACCTCATAATCCATAGCGCTGCATTCCGGGCAGCTCCTTTCATCATTGGGGCATCGCCACATCTTATACTTGTGACCTGCAGCCTTTGCCCGTACCACAATGCCCTCGTTCTGAGCTCGAACGTACTCTGTCCTGTATATTTTATCTAGTCTTGCAGGCCCCTTATATTGATCCTCAAAAGCATCCTTAAACGCATCCGGACCCTTGCCCCAATTCTCAATCATTTGGCCCTTCAGAATCTGGACATCAGTCGTTGATAAAGTTTTCACAAGTTCCATGCCGTGTTCGATAAAATATCGCATAGCCGCATCAGACCCTACTAAAGCCGGTGCTACCGTTCCAACTGTATCGCCAACAGTGCCCATCTCAAAGGCATTACTTATTACGTCTTGCCAAGCCTTTACCCACAACTTCCAATTCGCGTCTTTAATGCCTTTGCTCAATTTCGCTAACATTAAAGGCCATATAGCCACAAGCCAATCCGGGTCTTCTTCCTGATCGTCTTCCAAAACAATACTATCAATCAGGTCTTGTATCTCTTTAGGGATATCAGACATATCTATCCCGAATTAGTTTTGAAGTAGCCTATATCCTTCAAGGTGCTAACAATATCCGGCATTAATGGGGCCTTTTCAATCCCGCCATTACTACTAGCATTACTACTAGCATTACTTATGTCCTGTCCACTCATGGGTTTTGCCCATTGTTGTGGTAGCGGTGCTTCTCGCTTTATACGGGCTAACTCTTCTTCGGCTTCTTCTCGCGTGCATCCGTCTAGCCTCATAATTGCAGACGACCTCGACGTCAGTCCAGAATTGGCCCTTGTCTGCTCGATCATACTATTTTCAAGGTCATCGCTAGGCAGTCCATCCTGCCAACCAATAACTTCTAAATCAACTTCTACACTATTTGCAATACGTCCTTGCACATCAAGTATGGATGCCGCCTTAATTGCTTTCTTAAGTTGATTGTCAAATCTAGCTCTTATTCTATTACAATGGCTTATGGTCCTTAAAAGCAGCCGCCTTAATGCACTACCAGAAGCAACAGCGCCCCCACTAAAGTCTCCAATAGCTGCCGGATTCAAATCTGTTACCGCATAAATCATGCTAACAAGTCTGTCCATTTCCTGGAAGCTGCTATCCAGTTTCCCATCCCAGGTCAAATAAGCTGGCGCACCTTCATCAGTCCTAACCGGGAAGAACCTACCATTAAGCCGCATTGTTTCTTCGCCTGTTTCCATGTCGGTTGTCAGCATAGAATCAGGTCCAGTCATTGCAGGCCTACTATGAATATCAAGAATGGAACTTATTTTTATAATTCTAGTTTCCAACTCTTTAACTAAGTTTTCAATGGATTCATAGTCACTTATGCCATATACGTCATTGCGCTTTTTGATATTAGACACTACAAAAACAAGGGGGTAAGGCACTCCGGTATCCACATGTTTAGGCACATTAATATATTTACTACTTATATTTAATTCAACTTCATGGTCTATCTTATCGCCATTCATCCAGTACAGGTGATTATCGATTGCGCCAGCAGTATGCACTTCTGTCCTTAGCAAGCTAGCCACACTACTGCCAACCATCTCTTTGAACTTCCAGGCTAGGACATGCGCCACATATTCATTAACGTTGTCGGGATTGACTACCGGGAACCATATAGACGGGTCTATATTTTCAATGATAGAACCTACTTCTGCTGAACCTGCCCCCTGGAATCTTACCTTCAGCACTGCATTGCCAAACTTAATAAAGTTATTGCAAGCCTCATAAAGCACAATAGGTAGATCACTTCTATTAATAATGCCAGTTAATTCGTCTTGGCCATTCGCATCTGAAAACCTTGGCGGCTCTCCTACCACCATGTCGGCATAAACACTGCTCACTACCTTAAACCAGTTCATCGGCAGCTTCTTACCATTATATTTTCGAGAGAAGAATGAACTAACTAAATCAATACTGTCCTGTATGTCTGCAAGGTCCCATAAGTCGCCCCAGACCGCTTCATGTCGTCCCTCATAAAAATTATTATATCTATCATATAAATTTAATCGCTGTAATTCTTCTTCAGGCGGAAATACTTTTAAAACATTCAACCAACTCATATCAATTAACATGTAACTCCTTTAAAACATTTAAAACATTATATACTATTAACAACATACTTTAATGCATCCAATAAGTGATCATCAATTTTTTGTGGCTTGTCTTCGCCACGATCCGCGGCACTCTGATCCCAGGTATAAGTTTCAAATTCACTAACAAGCACTGGACACCTTTCTTTATCAATAACAAGGTCACCATTTGAAAGCATACTGGCTATCTTCCTAATACCAGTCAGCACACTGTTGTCGGCAGCCCTAGCCTTATGTAATCCATCGCGCTGTAACTGCAAAATAAAGCTAGCGGCACTAGGATCAACCTCAATTGTATTAGCATAAAGTCTTTTTCCACTCACGCCAACAGTTTCCACTTTATTACTATATCCCCAATCGCTGCTACAGAACTTTGCCATATCTCGGCTATAATCCGAATCTGTTTTTTGAACATGTTCAGCCACACTGTCCCAATAATATTCTCTTGTCACAAACCAGGTTGGCCTAACCCGGCCCGGCAATATATATTTCTCTAAAGCCACCCAGGCGCAAGCATTATGGGTGCCATAGTCAGCGCCAATTCTTAACTCCTTGGCATTGTATGATTCTTTGGGCGGACTCCTACAATTATCTTTATTAAACAGTCCGAATACCCTTCCTTCCGCAGCTACCCAATTGCCCAGAATGAATCGATCATAAAAGACAGTGCCCTTGGGATACTCCTTTTCAAGGTCTCTCTTATAATCCAGGGGTAGGTACGGATTATCATCCAAAGTGAATTTCCAGACATTAATATTAAGCTCATTGCTTCTTTGAATAAAGTTCTTATAAATGTAATGCCGCGGAGTCTCAGGATTACAGGTCCCATACAACCTGGCATCAGGATCGCTCAACCTACTCAACAGCATATTAGTAAAGCTTTCAGGAATCGTACTCCACTCATCAATGTAGGCCATCAACAAGGACTCACCCTC